AATTCGGCAATCCGTAGCTGGTTCTCCGCTGTCGTCCGCTGCTGGTCAGCGCTCGCCTCGATCTGCGCCGAAATTACCTTCGCCGCATTGGCTTGCTGATCCGCTTGCGCCTTCGCCGCCGTCTGCTGCTGCGTCGCCTGCAACTTCGCGCCCTCGATCTGCGTCTCAGCCTGAATCTCCTGCGGCGACTTGGTGTTGCCCTTCTGCTGCGGAGGCGGAGGCGGCATCTGCTGCATCTTTTCGAGCGCGCTATCGAGCGCATCCTCCAACTGCCTGCTCGACGGGAAGGCGTGAAAGGCAAACTTGATCATCTCGGCGCCCAGCGGAGCCATCGCCGGATTCTGCTGCATGATCGGCACCATCGTCTCCATAAACGGCACGATCGCCCGCAAGAACTCCGTCCGCGCCGCCTTCTCCGCCTCCTCGTCAGCCGCAACCGTGCTGTCGGCCTCGATGTCGATCTTGTAGGACTTCGCCGCGTCCCCCCGCAGCAACTCGCACGCCGCCATGAACTTCTGCTGCCGGCTCGCCGTCTCGGCATCCCATGCCTGCTTCATCTGCATCCACTGCGCGAAGGCAGGGTTCAGCATCATCGGCGGCTGTTGCGGCGGCATCATTCCACCGCCGGGGAACGGGAGCACGTTTCCGCCCATCGGCGGGTGCGGCATCATTCCCGGCGGGGGCATTCCGCCTGGAGGCATGTCGCTCATGGCCCTAGTGTCCCATCCCGTACCATCGCTTCCCGAAGCGACTTTTCAAAATCATCCCTGGGTATTAGTCCCATTTCAAATGCGCGCCGGTAAACATCCATTATTTTCGGAAGTGGTTCCCGAGGTATGGCACCTTCTTCCATCATACATGAAATATCTGCTAACACTTTCACCGGACTATCTTCATTCCGCATCGCGCGCATTTTTATGAACGCATTGGCCGCCGTATTCAAGATCACGCCAGTATCGCTCATGGCGTTGCTCCAGCGACCATCGGATGCACAGGCGGCGGTAGGCTACCCCCAGCAGCCACACCGCTACCCGGCGCAATGCCACCCGGAGATGGCGCTCCCGGCGGCATACCTCCCGAGGGGACGGCAGGAGGCTGCATCGGTGGCGCCTGCAGTGGCGCCGGAACCATCATCGGAGGCGTCGGCGGCATGGCCGGCAACTGCTCCGGCAATCCGCTCATCTGCCCCAGCGTCTCGGGCGAGAAGTGCCGCGCCATCACCTGGCCTCGCAGCCGCATCAAATCCCGCGCAAACCGCGCAACCTGCTTCTGCGCACGGCTCACCCGCCGCGTCGCAAACTGCGCCTTCAACTGCTGCGCCCCCAACGTCTCGGTCGGGTTCGTCTCCCCCCGCAAAATATCCGCCATCCCCGTGATCTCGTAAAGCGTCCGCTTCACCCGATCCCGCGCATCATATAACTGAATCAACACCTTGGCGATCTGCTCCATCGGAGCCCACACGATCGCGTTCTGTAGCCCGCCCCTCTCCATAAACAGCGCCCACCCCTCGACCGGCACCAGCATGTTCTCGGCACCCGTGTCCGTAAACAGCTGCGAAATCTCCGCCTTGTTCTCCCCCGCGTACAACCCAACCACCTTCAGCGCCGTCGTCAACTTGTCAATCCGACCCGTCAGAATGTCCAACTCGATCGCCTGATCCTGATACTCCGAATAGTCGGCCACCGGCACCAGCGTCTCGTTCGTCGTCGTCGCACTCAGCGACCGCGGGCTCGGAAAGAACCCCGGCAACTCCAGCGGGTCACTCTGCCGGTCAAGCGGACCCTCGGGATAAGACGGCGCCACCCAAATCGCCTGCTTCTTCTGCCGGTCCCAAATCTCCCAAACCTGCGCCTTCTTGAACGCATCCGCTTGCGGTCCCTTCTCGCCGTCGTCCTCCAGACCCTTCGGCGTGTAGTCGAGCGTTACCTCCCGCCCAACCTTGCCAAACCGCTTGACCAACTCATCCCGCGTCATGTACGCGCGATACGCCTTCCACCACACGTCATTGTCAACCCGAGCCGGCGCCTCCCGGTAATCCTCCCAAAACACATACCGAACCGGCGCCCGCTCGTTATCGACCGGCCGAAACGTCGGCTGCTTGCCATCCTCGTCCGGCTCCGCCTCCGGGTCATCCTCCGGCTCGCCAAACTCAGGCTCGTAAAACACCCGAGCCACCCCCCGCCCCGGCAGCAGCCGATCCTCGACCACCCGCTGCATCACCTCGTCAAATTCGTCGAGATCATCCTCATATGCCAGCGCCCGTTCGAGGATCTCCGCACCCAACAACGCCGCCTCGTCCCCATTCTTGTGCCGCCGCTGCACGTCAGGCTTCGGTGTACGCCCATACAGGATCGGCTTCAGCGTCTCGACATTGCTCCACAAGATATTGAACTTCGCCGTGTTCCGCGACGGGTTGTCCCGCCTCTCGTCCCTATACCGCTTGACAATCAACCGACCCGTCTTCACCCACTTGCGATCCTCGCGCTCAGCCAGCCGCAACTGCTGCAGCCAGAACCGGCACACAGCACTCGCATCGTCGCCAATGTCCTCGCGACGCTCGATCGGTGCGAAGTTGCCGCCGAAGTCAGGCATTGCCAATCATCTCTTCAAGCTCTTTTTTCAGATCGGCAACCCCGTAATGGTAAGCCAGGGCCAGTCCCGCCGCCATGCCGCCGAAAAACACCACATCCTCGTCAGAAGCCACCTCCGGCACATTGCGAACAAAATGCCGCCACGCTTCAGCCGCAGTGCGATACTCCGGGCGGTCGTCCTCATTCAATTGCTTATCCCCCGCGCCCGCAGCGCCGGATCATCCTCGCGGTACACCCGACCCCCCGCCCGCAGCCATGCCTCTACCGTCTCGCAACCCTGCGGCCGACCCTCGACCGGCTGCCGCCGCGCCAAGTCACCGGCAGCGATCCCACGCTCGCGGAGAAAGGTCAGGCTATGCGACATGCTGCAAAACTTGCCGCTGATCGTACTATGACGCCGCCGCGTCAGCACCTTCCCACATTGCAGGCACCGCTGGCGGCGATCGATGAAGGTCATTCCACGATCCACCGATGGCCGCCCGCGCCAATCCACCGCGTCGGAACATACGCCGGGTCTTCCCTCGGCTCCGGCCCCGACCGCAGCGGCTCACCCAGCGGCGCCCCATCAGGGTCAAGACCGCTGGCGCGCATGTGTGCAGCAGCCAACGGGATCAGCGGCGGGAGGCAGCCAGCGAGATTCCCCTCGCCGACGCGCGCCGGCACCCCAATCACCCAGCGCAGGCGGTCAATCGCCTCGACCACGCGCTCAACCGACACGTCAGCACGAAAACTCAGATATCCCCCCTCACCGTCAGCCACTTCGTACTCAACCCCCAACGTCTGCGGCTCATCGCCCTCAAGCAAGAGCGACCCGCCCTCGCCACGCCAGACAACGCAATCATCGTCGTCCAACCCGTACTCCGGCCAGCCACGCTCCCACAACAGCGCAATCACCCTCATGCGAAAGCTGAGCGGCGGAGGCAACTCGTCCGTCATTGCCCCTCCCGGATCGTCAAACTCGGCGTCGCGCTCGCCGCGATGAAACAGAACTGATTGACAGGCGCCGGCACGAAATAGTGCAGCGCCCCAGCCAATAGCGTCGTCGTCCCCGCCGCCCCAATCGCCGCCGTGCACGGCGTGTTCGGCGTCGCCGCACTCGTCTCACAATACCCGATGTTGATCGTCCCCGCGATATTGTCCAGCGCCAACGTCTTGCGCTGCGTGTTCACGCCAAGGCAGTTGCCGCTCGTCACCGAGAGCGTCGCCGTCGTCACCTTGTCGCTAACCCCATGCGGCCACGACTGCGCTCGCGCCGTGCTCCAGACCGCTATCGCAACCACCAGCAGCGCAGCCAGCGCCAGGAGCGGCAGCGAGCCGCGCAGCATCCCGTTCTCTCCGCTCATGCGGCTTTCCTTTCACGGTCAAATCCATTCCGCATAGACACCCCGCCCCAAGTGCGGCTCAGCCTGACAATTCCCTCAATCTTGAGCCGGCGCCTCGTGCAGCAATTCCGTATCGATGTCAGTCGATGAATCGCCCTAATCTGGCACAGCTTCCCTCGCGGCCAGCGCCGTAAAGCGCTATGGAGGCTGCGAACATATAGAAATTTGTCCGTTCGCACCACGCCTCCTCAAATCCTCTGCGGCCGACCGCGCCCAGCGTCGCGCTTCTTCTGCCATTTGTCCAGTTCGCCGTAGGTCATTTCGGCAAGGCCACGGATCGGTTCGACGCTCGGCAACCTCCGCGTATATGGCCGCGACATGCAGGCATAGCGAGCCTCGTCGCCCGCATGATCCTCGCCGTCGCTGTCCACGTCCTCGGGCTTCTTATCGTCGTGCTGGAGCGCCGGCACCGTGCGAATGAAGTCTCGGCACGTCTCGAAGACGTACAGCATCGGCTCATCGTCGCCGCGAAACCGGTCGCGCATCTGGTCCCAGCCGGCGATCCGGTTGTTGTCCGCCCGCTGGAACGATATGCCCCGCGCCAGCATTCGTTCGGCAATCGACGGACCACCGTCCCGCTTCCAACATGCCGGGTCGGAAACCCGGTAGCTGGTGCGCTCCAGCTCGCGCATCTTGATCCCGTCCGCAACCTCCTCCGCTGTCATCTGCAAACCAACATCGGGCGAGGCCGCGCCGTACCATTCCCGATAGCGCACCATCGCCCCTGTCGGATACCGCCGCCCGTCAGGCAGCAGCGAGCCGTCGCTAATCGCCCACCATCCGACACTGAACGGCTTAGCCGAGCCCCAATCGAATGAGGCGAATTTCGTCCAATGCTCCGGGATGGCAAACGGCGAGATTACATGCTTATCGCGCACAAACTCGGGGAAATAGGCGCCGGCAACCACGTCCCAATCGCCATTCTCCATTGCGCGCACCAGCGCATCGGAGCCAAGGCCGCGCAGCCGCGAACGATAGGCCGGATCGTCATCGGTCATCGACGGGTTGTCGTCGAGCCTGGCCGGGATGAACTGCCGCAACATCCCGCCCTCGTCATCCCCCATTTGCCTCAGCGCCAGCGGCTCGGCGCTATCCACAAATGCAGCCTTAACCCACTGATGCCCGATATTGCCAGGATTGGAACCGCATAGAATCCGCGGAAACCGCCCCTCGTATTGCGGCGGCAACGTAATCCCCACCATCCGAGTCCGCCCGCGCAAGAACCGGTAAACGGTATCCTGAAAATGCGTAAGCTCATCCATAAGGAGCACATGAATTTCCGCCCCTTGATACTTGAAGCGATCCTGCTCATCCTTGCAATGGCAAAGGTAGATCCGAGATCCATTCCAGAAGCGGATTTCCTCCTCGACAACCTTGACGAATCCAGCCTGTTCCCATGGCGACAAGAGCGCTCGAAACCCTTTCGGCCCTTCCATGTGGTTCTTGATCAGATCAGGAAACAGCCGCCGGAAGACGTAAACTTGCAACCCGTTGATCGCTGCGCACCAGATGATCGCGGCCACCCGCATCAGGTGCGACTTGCCTCCCCCAGCTGCACCGCCGTACAGCACTTCGGTCGCAGGCGTATCGAGCGCGATCGCCTGCTTGTCGTGTAGCGCTAGGTTAATCTCGCCGAGAGGCATCTGTTGCTGACATGGCGCTGAAACGCCCAATGCATCGATATGCTATCTCATTGTAATTGCACACCGCTTCCTGCGTACACGCCAGATAGGCTATCTGGCAAGCCCCGCTATTCACGCCGGGGGCCATTGCTCAGAACGACGTTGAGGGTCGGCACCAGCGGAGCGCCGTCAGCGCCAGTTACCTCGGTGGTGACCTTCTCGCGCCAATCGTCCGGGCTCATATTTCTGAGCCCAAAATTGATCATGTTGGCTTGGCCGCCGCCGCCGCCAGTTTCCGCCACGGTCCTTCCGCGCTCCTCCCACCACCTACCGCAGGCAGCCTTCGCGCGCTTACAAGCTAAGGAAAACTCGGCGTGAACTTTAGCCCACTCCGTGATTGTGTCGCGGCAGACGCCGATTTCGCCGGCATAGGCGGTGAGGGAATATCCCCTGCCACAAAACTCGACCATCTCGTCGCAAAATTCGTCGCGATATTTGGGAGGTCGGCCGCCTGGGTGTGGCATGACCAGCGCGGATAAGCCCTTTTTCTGCATGTGTCCAGCGGAAAGTTGTTGCGTCCGTTGCGCGAGTGTGTCAACATGCATCCTGTCAGAAGGAGATGAGCGATGCTTTGCAACAGTTGGATCGTGGTTCGGAAGGCGGATGGCGCGGCGGTGTGGGAGATTTACACACGGGCCGTCGCTGATGCGATCAACCGCGAGCGGTACGATGTGCTGACGGCGCACGAGTACCTCGTGGGCTTGAACCGGCGCATTCGCGAACAGACCAGCGCATCGTAGCGTGCAGGCGTCAGAAGGGGAGAGGGTGATGACATACAATCCGACACGGTACGAGATTGCGGTACGCGACACGAGCGGCAAGCGCTGGTTGGTGGCGTACACGGAGCGGCACACGCAGACCTGCGTTTGCAAGAATTTCGCAGCGGTGCATCCGCTGGTCGAGCGGTTGATTGCTCCGACCGATGCGGCATGGGATCGGGCTCGCAAGCGGTACATCGCGCCGGAATGGGAATTTGGCTTTACGGATCGGACGCAGTTACAGGCTCGCCAGGAAGGCGAACTGCCTCACATCAGCGGCGCGGCGTAGGAGGGGACGATGGAATGCATGCAGACTGAGGATTGCTGGTGCGCGGCTTGCACCGACCGGGCGATTGCGGCTGATCAGGCGTTGCTGGCACCGAAGCCGCAGCCTGTTGCTGCAAAGTCGGCGGGTCCAGTGGACGTGGCATGGATTTTCGAGAACGGCCTTGAGCAGAAGCTCAGCGCTTCAATCCGCTGTTTCTAGGCGTAGGAGGGGACGATGGCGACATTTCGACAAGAGATCGCGAACGGCAATCGCGGCGTTCTCGTGACCGCAAACGACATGGCCGGCCCGTTCAGCGCGCGCCTTTGGGTCAACGTGCGCAAAGGCTGGGGCTACGCCGATGCGACGACGCTCGTTCGCAAGTTCACGACTTTGCCGCGCGCAATCAAGTGGGCGCAGCAGGAGTTAGCCGATTAGCCACCGGCCCGGCAACGCGGGGGCGCCATCGGGCGCCCTTCGCTTGTGGGGATCATGCTCGCCAGCCATGTGGACGCCATTGCGTCGCGTTCTTCGCTCTCGCCCACAGATCAAACACCTCTCCACCCATCAGTTCATCCACCTTGCATAGCCGCCGCCGCAAGCCAGTTTTAAAAAACCCGGACGGATAATGGTCGAAACAAAAATCATACCCATTATCCTCTATCTGCAC